TAGCAATGAGTATATCTCTAGATAATTCTTCACACGCTTTTATGAGTGACCCGGAGTCTGATCCAAATAGACTCGTCACGAAATATAAAAATCGCCCCACTTTTACGTCGGGTTTCAATTCCGTGCGTCCATTGACCCCTTTTACGATACTTTTTAACGAGTTACCGTATCCGCTACTAACTTTACGGTAGATATCAGTTCCCAATAATCTCACAAGCGTTTTATGCGCTGTTTTTGTATTAGAAAACATTATTCAGGTTTATAGTATTCACCTTTCTCGCCTTAAAACGTTCACGATTATTCTGAGTACCGAACAAGGACCCACCGTTTCCATTACCACCTTTACCACCCGAACGGTCGGAAGGTTTGAAATCGTGAAACGTATCGACTATTGCAAAGAACGCTTCAACAACTGGTATATTTGATCGCCCGGGGTAGCTGAAAATCCAATAAAATAATATCAAGGCTCTCACGTCATTACTAGATACAAGGCGACGATCGAACAATTTTTCGGTATCGAGATACCACTCAATTTTATCCATTTTATATATGATATTCTCTTCACCCAATGAAAGCATACCCATAGACGAAACGGTGTAACCCAGTCTCGGTTCAGTTAATTTTTGCACCAGGTATTTTCGTATTCTTGAGTTATCCCCTTCGGGTATAAGATGCAATTTTTGACCCGTACTTTCTTGGAATAACGTCGGAACTCGACGAATGACGGAAGCCATGGCCGCTGGACGATCACCGGTTACGAAATAAGCTGTATTGTACATGGTGCGATTTGATAATTCACCGTCGAATAAACTCATGTAGGCCTCTTCTAACGAGACATTCCTTTCGTTTACAGCGTCTAAAACATTCACATTATTTGGGCGCGTGAGATACAACTCACCATTACCCGTAACCTTAGACACTAACAAAAACTGAAAATAATCGAGTAATCTTTTGTATTCTAACGGACTTCCACGAACCTTCACATCCTTAGCAGATCTCGAAATATTGGAAAGTAAATTAGCCAATTCTGCAACAGACGGAGCTTCACCGCTTAAGGGTTTAAATCGACCTAAACGATAACCATGTGTATTATTGAAAAGTAAACCAACGGATTCACCAGTTTGATAACTTCTATGGAAATTACTGTTACGTCTAGTCTCTAAAATCTTAAAACCAGCGTTACCTGTGACCAATTGAGTAATAGCTTTACTTTTATCCATTCCCCAATTACTCTTGACAATAATGGAGGGGTGTGTCATATCAGACGTTTGTGATATCGTGTGACTGGCAAATGGACTACTGTACGTTACATCGTTATCGAAAAAGTATCCTGAAGGGGTTTCTTTTATAACGACGAAAATGGGTTTTTCTGAGCACTTGGAACCCATTCTACTTAATACTCAGAAATTATAATTTGGGAAGACGATTATAAAGGGGGCGGGAGGTTGATGCATTGATACGCTTACAATTTTTTACGATAGTCTCAAACGTCTTGGACCAGAATATCTGATCTGAATCAGAAACTGTACCTGTCATATTAATCTATCTTCGCATACAGTTCAGAACTACTCGTGTTATTAGTGATAAACCCCTGCGATCTGATCTATAGAAAACAATAGGAGTATAACGTACTTCCAGAATACACGATTATCTAAACCCGGACGCATTTCATATGCAAACGTAAGGTATGTATTCACGAGCTGTTCGCGCTTAGACTTGATATCCAGCTTATTATTCAACATTCTACCAATCGCTACATTCTGCGTAATTTTGGGTGAAGCAGTCGTGGGTGTGGTACCAGTCTTAGTAATAGTTACCGTTCGAGACATCTATTATCACCTGAGATTTTATTCCATAAACCTCTGGGGTAGCTTCTTATACAAATCCGCCCAACTCAAAACACTTATGTCATCTCTCGTACACCATTCATATTCCTCACCGTTATACCCTGCAAAGTGAAAAGCGTCCATGTTCCAGTGTTTACATATACCACACGTCGTATCATTATCATCTATGATAGTATCGAGATTAAGGGCGTGACATATATCGTATTTCTGTATTTCATAAGTCGTAAAACTATTCGTCAAAATAACATCATCAAATACACCCGGAAAATGAAAATTTAACCAGTCTTCAGTTTTCTCTCTGACACAATCGTGACGACCAGTGACGACATACATCTTATCTACGTACGGTCGCATGAGTCGAAGAACTGCCTGAGAAGAATCGATAGGCTGGAGTGCCTCGAAAACCTCGGAATCATAAAATTCTCTTACCATCTTCCGGGATTGGGGTTCTGTTATTTCAAACATTTCTCGGTACACGTATCTACATTTTTCAGTTGGCATTTTTAACTTTTTAAACTTAGCCATGGGTCTAACAAACGGTACGAGAACTTCATCAACGTCAATAGCAATTCGATTCATTTACATATTTATAACAATTTATTCATAGTCTCTAATCGCAATCCCGATCGGGAACCTGGGAACATTCTTATCTGTCAGGTTTTGGAACCGCACGGTGAGCATCTTACCGATGAACTGATCCCTATTCGCATACTTGTACTCACGATCCTCCAATGTACCCTCGGGACGAGCGCTGAAAACCTTACCTTCCTCCGTCTTACACGTCCACACGACACAATTTGCATCTCGACCATGACCCGTGGTGGCTCCGATAATCTCATATTCCTCGGTCTGGAAATCCTTGTGCTTGAGAAGATAGTTGCTTCGCTGTCCAACTTCGTATACACTGAAGCGATCACGAATCATGGTACCCTCGTGGCCTTCTGCAACGTGTTTCTTATGCATGAGAGGAAGATCTTTCTTGGATTTTACGAGCGTCGTTTTGACATATTCGTAATATGGATTGTAGATAGAATCGTTGACATACTCCCATCGTTGCTCGAACGTCATCTTGTCTCGAGCGAATGCTTCGGCTCTGAGATCAAAGAAATCGAACACGTGGAACTTGAGCTTCAAAGGATCAGTCTTGAACGTGCTCGTAAGTTCCTCGAAGGTAAGATTGGGGTCAAACGCCTCTCCGTCGACGTATTGACCAGCCTCAAGTCCCTTACCAAGAATCTCAGTTCCCGGGATGATCTTACCGGTTCTCGAGATACCACCATCTTTAGAAACCAGAAGACGAACACCGTCGAGCTTGGGTTGCACGTAAAACGGTTCGGAGATGTACTTCTTGCGATCTTCCCATTTGTTCGCCAGCATAGGAAGAACTGTGGTAGCCTTGGTGTTTGCATTCTTCCACATGGTCTTTGCACGCTTCGTCGCACTCTCGAAACCGAGTGGTACTTCAGTCATAGATGTAACTTCCTTGCCTCCAACATGACCAGTTGCCTTGACGATGCACCAGACACCGTTGATTTCTTCGACACGAATGTCGAGGTAGCGCTTCTTGTTGTTTTTATCGGTAGTAAAAATTGTATTCATATTAGTAGTAGGAATGATACCAGTAGTAAATTATCAAAGGATGGAGCGACTTAAGCCTCCTCCGTTAACGACGGTTCCCTTAAATATGAATACAATCAGTGTTGGGATGATCATCTTAGGTGTATTTTTTTTATATAAACGATTTCTTGATGTTACGAGGCGTCGTGAACGATCCCGTAGTTGAGACAATCCTCGTAGTTGAGATAGATATCTTTGCGCATGAATTCGTTTAGTGTTTCTTTGGGAATCTCAGTTTCTGATCTATAGATCCCCTTTATAGTTTTCATAATTTTTTTGCATGTTTTCATCTCGTCTTTGAGTTCATTATATTTTCCAAAGAACCCAGTCGAGAGCTGGTGAATCAAGACGAATGAATGCCGACTCATGAGCCTCTTCTTCCCTCCGAGAAGTAAAAAAGTGGCGGCACTACAACAGTTACCCTCAGCTATACACGTCACGTTAACCCGTGCAGATCTGAGAGTATCCATAGCACTTAACCCTGAAAATACATCACCTCCTTCACTGTGAATATGAACTTGAATAGTAGGTGTGTACCCAGGAAGCTCGATCGCCTTTTTAAGTAGGTCAACTTCCAGCTTTTTAAACTCTTCTATGAACGTCAGTATATTTTCACGGTCTATAGATCCATAGTAATAAATGTCACATCCTACCACACGGACAATATCGTCGCCAGAAGTCTCGTCTTCACTGTCAGAGTTACTCATTGACTATATTACGCAGTTTCTTTTTAACTTTTGCAACTTCAGATGGTTTCAATTTGTTGCCAAGCGCGAGATGATTCATGATGTCAAAATCGAGAGCTGTGAGTTTGTATTCGATTAAAGGATCTAGATCTCCGGCGATCGCATATTTACGTATTAACCCAAGTTCTTCTACCCCTAATTTCGTGGTGCGCCGCCCTTGAATAATTTTGAGTTTATTATACCGCATCTTGTAATTGCCGTATTTAGTCCATGTACTACCGGGTTGTATATTTTCTGGTTTCAGCGGCTCCCCTAGATTGTATTTGGGTACGGCCATTCCACAAGATACGTAGTATTGCATATAATTCCATTCACCCTTGTACATCGCGGAGTCATAAATATCTGCGAGTGATAACGATTCTGCAATTGGTACGACGTTAGTATCATTTGAATGCAGATAATTCCCATGGATAACATCCACCACGTGACCGTGTTCGTGTACCGTTTGACTCGTATCAAACCCATTACCTTTACGACATAGGATGTCGATAACTATATCCTTCGACGTCTTAAAAATATCCTTTTCGTCTGAGAAATTCATATAATCGTAAAAGTTTCGTATATTCCCCTGACATTTATCAGCGGCGGGACGCGCTCTAGGGTTATTGCACTCCAGTGAGAATATCGCATCCGGGGAGCGTTTTGGTACGATTATGAGTTTGAAATTTGGTAACATGTGAATAGACGTAGACGTTACAACCACCGACCCTTTCGTAAGCTTCTCGTTCATATCAGAAATCTTATCTATGACCTGCTTATGACCGTATACACTGGAATCGTACCCATCTATCAATATATGGTACGACGTGTCTCCTATCAAGTTCAAAAAGGTACTCTTCTTTTGAAAAAGTTCGGAATGTAACTCTATTGTATTACTCGCATTAAGTAAACAGTCTACTATAAACGTTTTTCCGGAACCAGTGGGTCCGCATATGAATACATTTTCCCCTTGTGCCAGGTATTTTTCCAACAGGGAAATTTCCTTTTCATGGAGCGTCGGTGGTCGCTCCTTTTTTTGTGGGATTATTTTAATGAAGGAGTCCATGACCGATGAGTTTACTGATCAAGCTTTAGATATTTTTTTGGAAAGTGATACACTTCAGACAAGGATCGTAGAACCTATCAAGAGAAAGGTTTTTCCTTATTTGATATGTATCGGAGTCTTTAATCTGATACTACTTATAATGTTAGCGTACGTAGCTAGGAAGATTTCGATCCATCGATAATCACCTCAACGTCCGTGTTGATCGGAGTAGAGTCACCTGTTCGTATAGCTCCAAGCTCTTTTTGTAATTCGAAGCGCATCTCATCTTCCGAAATGAACATGTCGATAGGCTGAATATGCATAATCTCTGGTTTGAAAAATTCAGAATCATCCGGGAATTGTTTTTCAAACGCCTGAATGATAGCATACGGAAGAGGTGGAGACTGCTCGATGAGTCTATCATACTCGGCTCTACACGTCTCTATCATAGTAGAACCATCACACGAACGTTCTTGGATAGGAAGAGAAAGCTCTAACCGAATTGTACGTGAAAGTTTACCGTATTGTAATGACGCGACTCTGCACCCTTCCATCATTTCATTAATTTTTAGAAATTGCATAATAGTGGCAATTATACCAGCAATTAAATTCAACCCACCAATCATAGCGGGTGCTGAACTTCTCATATTTTCAGGAAAAGATGATTGCGCAAAATTGGCTGTACCGGTGATTGTCGATAATATGATGACCGGTAAAGTAAAACGCATACTCTGCTTTTTGAAAACTAAATATGCGTGATTGTGCATATATCTATAACAGGCCGACGCCTCGCCCCAGGTTTTCAATATCTTTTCCTGTGAAGGATGCCAAATTCGCTTTGCCTTATCTTTGGACTGGGTCTTTTTCTTTTCTTTGTCCATACTAATAGAGATGAATATTATATTTTTCATTCACGTCCTTCTGTTTCTCACGATGATAGTGATACCTTTCGTTGGGGATGAAGTGACTCTATCTCTTTACTCACTCATCATACCTTTCCTCTTTTTTCATTGGGCGACAAACGACGATACGTGCGCACTTACAGAGATTGAAATGAAACTCACAGGGAACAAAAAAGAAGATACGTTTTTTGGGAGATTAATTGGACCCGTATATAAACTCGATAATACTACATCCGGTCTTATTCCTAAATTTTTGTTTCTAGGATTATGGTTATTCGTTCAACATAAATTGAAAAGAATACCATACGCAGAACGTGTCGATCTTTCTGGAATCTTTTCTAAGTTATATAAATGAAGAAAGGAAAGTCGAACACTACCGGTTTACTTATAATGCTCGTGCTTGTGGTAACAATCTTTTATCTCGTCACAAAGTTACAAGATCCCAAGGTCATTAAAGTACCCGTCCCGACGCCCATGGCACCTCTGCGACGTCCTGTCGCGAGTGTGCGTCGTGCACCCGAATATAGAGATCCACCTATTAAGGTGTACAAACCCGGAAACGTTCAACAGATGGGCGTTCTTCTAGGTGAAAATGAAGAGACGCTTCCATTGTATGGTAAAGAAGTGAGAGGACGCCGTGATCAGTATCATTATTACACATCAACTCCCGGAGATCAGATATACTCTGTACCGGTAACGGTCGGTGAAAGAGACTGTATGGATGATCTGGGGTGTAGAGAACTGTATGGGAATGAATCGGTGAGTGTTTTGGGTAAGGCTGCCGCGTATCAGGCTAAACTTTATAGAACCGATCACTTTTTTTAATCTCGGTATATAGAAATGGCTGACATAAGAACAAAAGCCCGTGGAAAGGGTATTCGTTTAACTCGAGACAGTCAAGGTAAACGCGTAAAAAAGACGAACGAAGCTTTACGAAAGGAGATTAACTTACGCAATTTAGCTGCAATGAAAAATCGCGTAACTCAAGCTGCCGCTACTATGCGCACGTGTAGACAACTCGTTAAGAATAGGTGTACATGCGCTACAAAAAAATCAAGCCCTATGATGAGACGGGTCCCACCACCTCCTCCTCCTCCGCCTATGAGGCGTCCTATTACGGCGCGCGCGGTAGCACGTGGTCCCGCAATGCCCCCGAATCTTATAGCACAACTTAAGAAGAACCTGAACCGCCGTGGTCTTAGACAAATCGCAAACCGAAACGCGAGGACATCAGTCGCTTAGCTCCGGGCATACTAGGTTTTGACCACAGTAACCATCTAGACCAAAACCCGGCGGTTTTTAAACCGGATTTAGTCCATGTTTCACCCATACGTCCATGCCGTGCGAGATATCTCTTCATACGCGATGGATCTTTATGAATAGTATAATCCGAGTACCCAGCACCTCCGAAATCCACGTGCGAACCATCCTCAAAAGTGGCTCTGTATTTCTTTTCGGGATTTGGACTCTTTCTGAGTGTTACCTTCATTACTATGAGCGAAGAAAATTTTGAGATTTCTTTTCGTGTATATATTAAATGTCAGTGTACATCTGGATATTGATCATACTTTGGATATTATTTATACTAGGTGGTCGTGCCTTACGTGATCCACCCGACAAATATGATTATCCATCTATACCCATAGAGAAGATGGACATATACACAACACCTGTAGATGTAAGGAAAGAATGGGCGCGTCAGGAAGAGTCGAAGCCGAAAAAACCAGAATACACTTTCAGTCCAGATTCACAAAACCACTTCGCGATTTTTTAATATGATATGATAATAACATGCAAACAGTTATACTAGGTGTGGGTCTATTCGGACTCACTTTGATAGGTACGCTTAATTCGAGTAAAAATTTAACTCGCGTCCCCTCTATACCTCTCATAGCCGGTGAAACGAGTTGGGATTCCGATTCCGATTCCGATGTCAATGAATATATCATAAAGTCGGCAATACAACATAGACGCGAATATCCCACATTGTCCCACGCACCAAGTGACTATTTTACACTTGACGATATTAAAAAAGATAAATCGTTGCGTATAAAATTTATAAATTTACTAGACAAGCGCGTTAAATTTACAATACACCCTGTCACGTGGTCGAGATGGTTTTTGAGCGCTTTTAAATGTATGATACCTACCCCCGTTGGTAGTATAGGTATTGAAGGTGACGTAGAGAAGGACACTGTAAAAAATAATGAAGTCAGATTAGCACCTATTTCAAAAATGAAAAGGCGTTTACCGGATATTTGTGAGTTTTCTATACCGTATAAAAAAGTTTACGTTTCGATGTACGTTGACGGAATGCCTGTGTTCGTAGATCGCAAAATGAAAACGTACGACACGTTTATTTGTAGATCACATACAGGAGTTCGTGCATAAAGAATAGACGCTGTATTAAACCATGGATCAAGAAATTACAGACCTCATTAACCAACTTCATGATCTTCGTGAAGAATGGCACGAGATCGAAGACGAACACAAATTAGTTTTGAATGATACCATCCAAGTTTCACGAGAGGCACAGGCTTTAAAGGTCATGCTAGGCATTTCATGGGTCATACATGGTGTATTCGCATGGATTTTCATGGACACGACATCGGGAGAAACTCTCACCATCGAACCCATGCAGTTTAATCATACATAAAGAACATCTACTAAATAATACAAATGAATAAGAAACAAGAAATCACATTCATGTCGGTACCATACAACGAACGCATGAAAATTTATAACGAACAGAAAAAGGGCGCAACTGAAAAGGCTATGAATAGTGAAAAGATTCATTATAAATCTACTAATGACCCCGAAAGGTTCAAAGAGTTTCTCGAGAAGCGACTCGAGTTGTGGGACTCTCTTAAATCGAAGGTAATTGAAAACGGGCGATTGAAGAAAGGGTTTACGAATAGGTACCACGAGAAGATGTACGACAAGACCAATGAGATCATACAGAATCTACCCTGTTAAGCTCGTCGTCCTGATACGACATATCTTTACTTTTCCTTTTGTTTATATTTGAAAAAGCCCCTAACCATCTATTAACAGCTCGTTTTGAAGCGATAACAGAATTTGTTTCATCGTTCACAACGATACTGAGTCCGTTGCATACATCGGGTTTATTGGGTTTATTGGGAAACTGAACCTGAAATGCCTGTATAGAAACTGCGGGGATGTCCGGTGCTTCATCTAGCAGTCGATCATAATCTTCCCTACACTTCATCACGAATTCGACCACATTTGCCCTATGCCTTACATCTAATGACAGTTCCATATCAATATTTCTATAGAATTTGGACCATTGTACACACATAGCAGAATGCCCTTCTGAAAGTGGGAGACTCTGACTAAACTTTGAGATACTTGTCATAATTCCCCCAAGCACATTCAAAAAAGCAAAGAAATATTGGATGACCATAATACGTGTTCTAGTCTCACTACTTGCATTAGAGTTACCACTCGGATTTAATACTGCAAAACCACCGACACCTGTTATCGATGCAATTACAATCGAAGGGTATGCTAACCAGTCATTTTGCTTCTTATAAAATAGACGAGAGTGATTATGAAGCCACCGATATCCTGCACCCTTTTCTGCCCAGCGTATTAGTAATTTTTCCTGTTTTTCACACCATAAACAGTTTACCTGTTCATCGAGTGAAGTTTTATCAGACATGGCCTGTACTTATGTTACGTTTAGATTATTCTGAAATTCGTATGCAGTTGAACGCGCCAATTTATCGACAAGTTCATTTTGCACGTTTCCATTATGAGCTTTTACCCAGCGCCATTCTACAATTTTTATAGACTGAACAAGTGTATCGAGAGTTTTCCACAGTTCTTTATTTTTTACAGCGGACCCGGATGCCGTGCGCCATCCGTTACGCTTCCAATTTTTTATCCACGAAGTGATTCCATTTTTCGTATAATTGCTATCCGTAAAAATACGCACTTCGTTAATGCCAATCTCAATTACCTTCTGCAACCCCTTTATAATTGCTGTCATTTCCATAATATTATTCGTAGTTTCCCGAGATCCACCGGTTAGTTTAAAATCTCGTGAAATAACTCCCCATCCCCCGGGCCCAGGGTTACCCAAACAACTTCCATCTGTATAAATCTCTAGCATATTCTTATTTATCGTTTATCTTTTATATTGTTAGGAGTGGAAGGATATTCCGAAGCTCGTTTTGGTGTTTTGCATATCGTATCTCCACAGTGATCTCTATTTTGATAGACAGAGTTTATGGATGCCGACATCTCACTGCAATTTTTAAGTGACCACCGTCCGAGTATGGGTTTTTCAACTTTTAACAACATGTCAATCAATTTCTTAATCATACTTTAAAAATGTGTTTATCTTTTATACTTCAATAAGTGTATGCTGTCCAAAAAAGTTGCGTTGCGCCATAATAAATGACATTGAAGTTTTCTGTTGGTGTATAAAGTCGTATTGAATAACAGCCGCCTGTACAGCTGGGCACGGTACACCCGCGGTCATACAATGTAACACAAAAATTCGCGCATCTAGAATATGTTTGTCCATAATATTGTATAGGTCCTCTGCGATAAGAGGGCATTCGATGATGGTACCACTGGACCACGCGTCAACCACGTTCTGTTTATGAGTATTACGTGTTTTCATGAGATCAAACCCCTCTAAAAGAGAAGCAGCGAATGTAAATCGTAGGGTATTCATTCCACAAATAGGCGCAAACGCAGAAGTCGCGTGTTGCTTGGTTTGAATAGACTTTATGTATCTACTCGTAATTCTAGTATTAACAGCCGAGTTAATAACAGGTGTAGGAATTTCATATTCTAAACCGGCTCGAGAACACCATAACCCGGTATTATTCATTTCTGCGACATCGGAAATTTTATCCATCTCGTATTGCTCGAGTACTTTCAAAGCTGATCGGACAATATATCCATCCATATCTGTACCGATAGCCCTTTCTAGACTAGCTTTCATACGCGTATCATCATGACCGCAATAGGAATATAAATCTGCTACAGCTTGTAACATTCCATATTCCACCCCGTTATGAACCATCTTTGTAAAATGTCCAACACCGAAATCTTCTCCCATGTACGTGTGTCTGTTAGATATCTTTGTGAGGATGGGTTTAGTCATCTCATATGCATGCTTAGTTCCACCTATCATGAAAGCTGGACCTTCACGAGCACCGACAGTACCACCGGAAAGTCCGGTCCCTAAATAATTTACCATTCGAACCTTGCACTTAGATCCACGGGTTCTAGAGACCCTGTAAAATTCGTTTGAACAGTCTATGATTGTATCATTAGGTCTCAAATGTTTGAGTAGAATTTTAACAGTATCATCCGTTACATCCCCGTGAGGAAGAGCTGTAAAGATAACCCGTGGCCATTTCATCGCATCTACCATTTCACCGATGGACTCGTGTCCAAACACGTTCTCAGATTGTTCTTCCAATGCGATAACCTTAGAGTGTGTCTTGTTATACACATGCAATTTCTGCTTCTCTTGAATATTAAGTGCGAGATTTTTCCCGATAGAACCCAATCCGATTACACCCAAAGAACTTGTCATTATGTTATAGTATATATCGATTTATTTAAGTTGCTTAAAACTTAATTCTATGTATAACATAGATGCGTCCTGTTGTGAGTTTATCTGTACCACGTTTATTTCGCGCACCCAATATTAAGGTAGACAAGTCACCCCAGTCAGAGTATAAACCGAAATCGTATAGTCAATTTATCAAGAGTCTAGAAAAGAAAGAGCTTCCTCAGGTGTTGATTAAACCCTCTAAGAATATCGCTATTTTCACGGAAAAGGATGGAAATTATGGAGATGCCGCGATCGTTCAATCTGATAAGCTCTGGGAGATACTTATCGACAGTGAAGCTAATATCAATATAGATACCACCCAACCACAAAATCTCGCCGAAAATGTAATTATAGCATTTTTCGTCTTATATGCCTTTACCATGTTCCGTGCCATTTTTGGAAGTAAAGACGGTGGTGGAATGGGAATGCCTAACCCGTTTCTTAAATCGGCTGAGTTTGATATGGAACAGGCTATAGAAACCCGATTCACCGATGTTGAAGGTATAGATTCTGCTAAATACGAACTCGAAGAGATCGTTGATTTTCTTAAGAATCCCGAGCGTTATTTGGGTAGTGGAGCCAAAATCCCCCGAGGTGCTCTTCTTTCGGGATCACCTGGAACTGGTAAGACTCTACTCGCTCGAGCGATCGCGGGCGAATCCAGTGTCCCTTTCATTCAGTGTTCAGCGGCGAGTTTTGTTGAAATGTTTGTAGGTGTAGGCGCTAAGCGTGTGCGTGAACTCTTTGAACAAGCGCGAATGAATCAACCGTGTATAGTTTTTATAGATGAGATCGACGCTGTGGGTAAAAAGCGTGCATCTGGGCCCATGCCGGGTAATGATGAACGTGAACAGACTATCAACCAACTTCTTACAGAAATGGATGGATTTGATGAAAACACGGGAATTGTAGTCATAGCAGCTACTAACAGAAGTGATATTCTAGACGAAGCTCTTCTTCGCCCAGGTAGATTCGATCGCAAGATTCAGGTCAGCTTACCAAGTGTTAGGGGTCGTAAGAAGATTCTTAAAGTACATGCTCGAGGTAAGAAACTCGATAAAAGTGTAAGTCTTGGATCCCTCGCGAAACAGACGACAGGTTTTTCAGGTGCCGAACTCGCGAACTTATTGAACGAATGTGCTATTCGGGGGGTTCGAGATGGAGATGGTACTATCACGGAAGCTATAGTGGACGATGTATACCAGAGACTGATAGTAGGTGCAAAGGGTGATACGACTTTTACGGGTCATAAAAAAGAGGTCATCGCTTTTCACGAAGCGGGGCACGCTATCACGGGTGCAGTCATTCCGGGGTATGATCGTGTGCGTAAAGTGTCTATCATTCCTAGGGGTGCAGCCGGTGGTGTGACTTTCTTTCAGCCTTCGGAAGAGAATGCAGAATCGGCTCTTTACACAAAACAGTATCTTAAGAATCAGATGGTCGTAGCTCTAGGTGGACGCGCAGCCGAAGAACTTATATACGGGGCTGATAATATCACCACGGGTGCTTCTTCAGATTATGCCCAAGTGTATAACATCGCTCGAGAAATGGTTACCACGTATGGTCTAGGTATTAACAATTTCGATTATAGGAACCTGTCACCTGCAGCTGCGTTGATGGTCGATAAGGAAATCAGTGATCTTGTATCGGAATGTTATAAACGTTCAAAGGAACTTCTGTCTATTAATATGCTTGAACTTAAACAATTAAAAGAAAAACTGATCGAAGATGAACTCGTAGACGGGTCTTGGGTGTATGAACTGTTTGGGGGTACTATTTCATGTAACAGTGTAGACGCATGGGACGACGAGAATGCTTCTTGTACGTTCGACTGATCCGACCGGTCGGACACCTCGTGAAATTCAGAACAAAAAAAAGCGTTACAAAAAGTCGGGGGAGTCAAAAATGTATTGAACCTTCATTTTTAAAAAGTGTGTATGAACAACTTTTAAAAGTGAATTAATGATATTTATGAAAATACTTCGTATGAGTATTTAGTTAGAGAAGGCGAGACCGCCCATACCACTCTGGATACGGAGGACGTTGTAGTTCACGGCGAACATGTTAAGGTTCGTCGCGGTGGCGGCGTACTTGGTCTTGATAGCGACCTGAGCGTTATCTATACGCGAGAAATTGCAAGTACCGGTCGGTTGATGCTCCTCGGGTTTTAACGCGAATGAATATGCGTACACACCGGGCACGGGGGAACCGGAGTGGTGCTGGAAGGGCTGCACGGAGTTGAAGTACTTGCCATCCTGCTCCTTGAACCTGTCCTGGCCGTTGAGAACAAGCTTGAAGGTCTCGATGGGACCGTCGGCCTCCTCAGTCCAGGCAGCGACACCTTCGGTGACCTTAAGCTGGGGGGCACCCGAAAGGGAGGTGGGCACGACGGACGACAGACCAGACGCGAGCTGGGCACCGGCGTCGGTGGTCACGACCTGGGTGGAGGACGTGAAGTTCCAGAGGTTGGCGTGAGACACGGAACCCTGGTCGGCGCAGAAAACGAGTTCCTTGACCGGGTGGTTGTAAGAGAGGCGGATCTGCTTCGTGGAACCAGCGGCGGCCATAGCGTCAGAGCCAGTGTGCTGAACCTGCTCAATGAGGTACTCGTGGCCCTTCTGCGCAAATCGCCTACGCTCCTCAGTGTCGAGGTAAATGTAATTAGCCCAGACCTTGAAGGTGCTGTTATCAGTATACAGTGAGAACTCGGAAGATAAATCGAAATCCATACGAACCTCATGGTACTGCAGGGCAATTAGTGGGAGGGCGAGTCCAGGATTGCGGTTAAAGAAGAAAATAAGAGGAAGGTACATCTTACCACCCACGTGGTTGGCGAGGACGCCGTTGGTGGCGGGGGAGGTCATCTTACCCCAAGTGGCCTTCTTGGACTCATCGAGGTAAAGCTCGGAGTAAAGCCTCCACCAGCGCTGGTAGTGCTTGTCAATCCTTTGTCCACCAATTGATAACTCAACGTCCTTGATCGCACGCTCAGCGGCCCAGCAGTCGTCGGCGGCTCCGTCAGCAGCAGTCTTGATGACGGCGGCCTTAGCCTTAAGCTCGACATACATGTCGGAGACGAGGTCACCGTTGCGAGCAATGGTGACGGAAACGCGGCCGGAGTTGGAAGCGGTACCGTTAACGGTCTGCTCGATGTTCTCCATAGCGAAGTTAGTGTGGCGCTTGTAAACCGCCTGGAAAAATGTAACCTTGGGGTTACCAGTCAGATAGACGTCCTGTGCGCCGTATGCCACGAGTTGCATTAAACCACCCGCCATTTTGTATGTTGTTGTACTATACACAGAGAAAATAATTTCAGGTAAAGTGCGAAATTTCGCACGTGATTTTTCCTCAACCTACCGTAAATGTCTACACAGCCTGAGACTATCGAACCCGAAACCGAGACCGAATCCGAATCCGAATCCGAAATTTTACCCGACCAGGAGGTCGACCTCACCGAGTATGATCCTGAGGATTTTCCCGATGATGATGATTTTTCGCCCATGGAAAACTTACTTGGTCAAACTCTTACCACCCCCGAGGGCGACACCGTGTGCACTGCTCTAGTATACATTGGACAGCAGATGGAAATTCATAATAAAATTTTTATCAAACTTCTCAGTATTCTTCAGAAGAAAAATGAGGCTTAGAAAAATGAATCCTAATATTAGAAATGCAGGGGTCCGGTCAGACAATGCACGTCATCGACGACACACACAATCTTCATGATCATAATAGCACTTTCTGGACTGAGAATATTATGAAAATGGACATAGATCAACTCATGAAGGTAATCATCCAACCCTCCGAGAAAAAGCTGAGAATTAACGACAAGCTCAGTGCATCAGAGTCTCTTAACATAGGGTTTGACCTGTTTTTCGATCCTTCCCAACCAAGGGAAAAGGGTCTGCCCATACAAATTGATATCGGTGAAGTTGAACGCACACGTACATTCATGATAGATCGTTTATGCGAAGCGTATCACCGCTCCTGTGCCCTGGAAAAGGATAATGAATGCGACTTCGACGACGACGAAATCAAAGAAGTTACACTGGCTATTCGTATTAACAGGATGATCGATCGCATTCAAGATGCATGGAGGGTAACATTCAGTGTGTATCGTATACACGATTTCTCGAATAATCCCAACGCCGTACCTGTGGATCCAGAATCTGATCCATCTATTTTCAGGGCGTCTACGATTAAGGATGTTCAGGAATTGAAACCTTTTCAACAGGCTATGTTACAGTTGTTAAAGGATTTATATGATAGTCAGATCAAGAGATACAAAGAACAGTGTTGTAAGGAGATTAAAACAAAAGATGGGGCGAGTACCCGAGCCTGGGAAGTATTTGAAAGTATTCAAGATTACGTATATTCAGTCGGTAAAAAGGAACAGTGGTATGAACTATGGAAAAATATGACTATGAGTCCTTCTACCCACAATGATCTTATTCGTCATCTTTCTAAGACGAGAGATATGCAATTTCCCGAAATTAAGAAGCATCGACAGGTATGGTCTTTCACTAATGGTATCTTCATCGGCAAGGAACTTGTACCCGACAAGTCTACAGAAGAAGACAAACATTATCGGGCTGTTTTCTACCCGTATACGTCGAAGGAGTTTAAGACACTCGATCGGACTATCGTCAGCTGCAAATACTTCAATCAAGAATTCAGCGATTATAACGATACCGACTGGAGGAATATTCCTACACCCAATTTTGATAAGATCCTAAAGTACCAAAAGCTCGATAAGGATGTGATCGAATGGATCTATGTTCTATGTGGACGTTTGTGTTTTGACGTAAATGAGATCGATAAATGGCAATGCATCCCTTTCCTAAAGGGGGTGGCCCAGTCTGGTAAATCCACTATTATTACGAAAGTCTGTCGCAAATTTTATACATCGGATGATGTGCGAACACTTTCGAATAACGTGGAAAGAAAGTTTGGTCTGTCTTCTATTTACGATTCCTACATGTTTATTGCACCAGAGATTAAGGGGTGATTTAGCACTTGAACAGGCAGAGTTTCAGTCTGTGGTGTCTGGTGAAGATGTTTCGATTGCGGTGAAACACGAAAAGGCTAAAACTTTCGTGTGGAAGTCTCCGGGTATTCTGGGTGGTAACGAGATTCCTGGGTGGAGAGACAACTCCGGTAGCGTTTTGCGACGTTTGATCACGGTTGACTTTAGGAAGAAAGTTAGGGAAGCGGATCCGACTCTGGAAGATAGACTCGAAGAGGAACTTCCAAACATTCTGCAAAAGTGTGTGAGGGCGTATCTCGAGAAGGCACAAGCGCATAAGAACGAGGCCATTTGGAACATTCTTCCACCGTACTTCGAAAAGGTTAAGACACAGGTTGCGGCGGCTGTCAGTCCTCTACTGAGTTTCATGGAATCTCCTCATGTCGAGTATGGCGAAGATAAGAAGTGTCCCCTATCTTTCTTCAAGGATGAGTTTGCTGCGTTCTGTATGAAAGAGGGCAAGTCGCGAACGATCAATTCCGATATATGGGCAGGTCCATTTGGTGAGCGTGGTATCGGTGTCGAAAAGCTAAAGGAAGATGAGATTACGTTGTATACGAGATGCGGTATCACTCAACACCAGCCTAAGACGGGTACAGAGCATAGGAACTCTATGTGGATTATTGGTCTCGATGTCGTGAACGTAACTCCCCAAGAAGTGGCACCTCAACAACAGGTACACGTTGATACATCAATTTCGACACAGACGGTGGTTGATACAGATGGACAGGAGTTAGATGATTAAAATATTTACTTAATATATGGGTTTATTCAACGAATTTGAAAAAAATAATGTTTCACCAACTACATCCCAAAATTTGATACGACAGGCCCCGTATCTCACGAACCGCGAAAAAAATAGTCTAAGGGCCAACGCTACCAGACTCAAACAAAACAATATACAAACGAGAATAAATAGAATGGTTGGTAATAAACTGAAGGCCGCCAACCTTTCAAAAATGAAAATGTCACCTCTTCAAATGGGTGTGTTTAACGGTATGGTCAACTTAGATGCTAAGAAGGGTAACTATAACGTAAACGTTTCAGAAATTCTGTATAAGAAACCAATGAAAAGACGCCCCATCACACCCGGGTCTAATTTCGAAATAGAGGTAAGCGCGATTAAACTGTTATACGGGCGTATGCAAATAGGAGCTAAGCATACGTTTACAGTCGTACCGAATAAAAATGCGAAAAACAGACATCGATATTTCGTCGCCCAAATAGACGGTTTCGTGTATGAAGGAGGTAAGAAGCAAAAAATACTGATTAAAATTTACACGAACGGTAAGATGCAAATCGCGGGTGGTATCATCAATAACAACTCGAGGCAGCCAGAGATGATTCGCAAATTCATAGTGGATAACTATGCGTCGAAGTATAAGTTTTTATACAACCCTATTCGCTACTCTACACTTGTAGGTACGTTTCAAACACAGGGTGTTATTAACTTAACCATGGTTGCACAGGCTTTTGCCAAGTCTCGCAATATAGGTTACGAACCCGAGCTTCGCCCCGCTTTAAAGATGACGTATTATGGAAATAATTTTCAGCTTTTTAGATCTGGTAAAATACAGATTATGGGTGCTAAGACCGTTAAAGCCTTACACGATGCATACAATCCCATAGGATACGACTTAGTAAAGACTATGTGGGTTATGGGTATGATGAAGGAACCTACGAACACGGATATGAAGAAGGTAGCTGTTAAGAAAACCGCTCGCCCGAAGAATGTAACCACCGCAATGAACGATAAGAATACCAATATCAAATACTTCAATAAATCCAATTCGAAGAATGGTAAAAATGGTATACGGGTGGGTCCACGTAAATGTCTGACCGTCGCCCGACCAAAGCTGGTCGCAGTCGCGGAAAAGATGGGTATTGTTGACATCACGAGTAAGACGACAAAACCCGCCATTTGCGAGAAGATCAAGAATCGTGCGTTTGGAACGTTCAAGGTTGGTAATAAACCGTGCCGTGCACACAAGAAGGAGGAACTCGTACAAATAGCCATTGCTCGAGGTGTCAGTGTGATTGACGGTGATACCGTGGATACGTTATGTAAAAAGCTACAAATTCCTAGACCCGTAGCCCCTAAGAGAAAGGGTAGAAAACCTAAGGAGATAGAACCCGCTAAAAGAACAGCCAATATCGCAAAAAAGATGGATAAGCGTCGTCTAACGAATAAAGCTATCAGGGATGATATCAAGGAATTATATGGTAAGCGATGGATAAAGAAGTATAAAAATGTTATGCCTTCTTTAAATTCGGATGTCGCGGATATGAAAAAGGTGATCAATGCCCTCAATCTCAAAAAGAATAAGAAAAATGGATTACATTTTAAGACCAATGTTAATAAGGTTAAACGTGATACGGTGCGTACATGGAAGTTTCAGCGTACGAAACAGTTGAATAATAAGTTAAACAATCTTAACAATAACTTCGCCAAGGAACTTGAAAACGTGATGAACGTGGCCACACCACCTCCGAAGAAAAAGAATTCTCCGCGCTTCCCCAAAGGCACGGTGGTAGAACAATTATAAAGAATAGTCGCTATATAGATACATGAATGATAGTAGACAACTCTTTGTTGATCACGTCAACACGGTATATAGACACAGTGAGTTTCGCGTAGACGAAGAACATCCTCGTTGGGATAAACGTATACGCGAAACACTCCTCGACAGTGTTTTTTATACTATTTGCGCGTATATACGCAAAGAACGCGACTCTGACAATGAATGGGGAATGGGTAAACTCGAGCGAGAGTTTTTGTGTTCATGGGAATTTGTGGATGCGGCTGATGAACATAGTTGGATAGATGAAAATAGAAAAAGATTGGATGACACGTGGCTAGTTGTCTACATGTTTGACAATATTACTCGAATGACACCTGGACCGCATCGGCGCGCGTTATTGTATATGCTTAACATCTTATATTTTGAATTATAACTTTATGTGGTTCGGCTATTTGTTTTAAGAGTGCTACGTGGTACTCAAAATCATATGGTTTAAATTTTTCTTTAATTTCATCGGATAAAGCATACCCCTGATTTCTCCGCGAAACCCCTGTACACACAGTCATCCGAACCAGTCGCATAAACTGATCTTCTAACATGATAAACTCCTTCAATTGGTCGGGGTGCACACCATCGTATTTCATTTTTTCGTATGTACGCTTCGACGCGCCTGCGGAAACATGAAAAAACCCGGTTTTATATCCGAGCACACCAACCTCCTCCCCTTGATTTTGACTCGCATTGTGTAATATGATGAATAGTACAACAAGAAACAGGAATGTTATCATCTGTTAGTACTCAACATATTAAATACGTCATTAATCTTGTGAATAACTTTAAATAGGTCATCTTTCGTTTTACACGAAGTGGCGTCAATAGCTTCGAACTCCATTTGATACGACATCGGATCTTCTGAGTCCATGTCGTGACTATCACCGGTTACGATCGTCATATCAATCGACACATTCTTACGAATGAAAGATACACGTTTCTTAGTTTTCTTTTTATCCATATCACGCTCAGTATCTTCGGGAAGCGGGATCTCTTTTGAGACGCTGAAACGAATATCAAAGGGTACATTTCCTAGGTGCTTTAAATCGTGATTCTTGAGTCGATCCTTTTGGACGATAACTTCATCACCCGTGGCCGAGTCAACGGAAATGCGTACACCATCACTACTGCGATAGAATACTTCTTCCTCGGATGCGATGATACGATCCCAACCAGTATATTTAGAAAGTCCATGCATAATGTAATCGTGCATAGGCTTACCAATATTCGTGTCGAACATGGTACCGTTGAACTTTCCGAGGCGGAATTCTAACTCGATATATTCTTCATCTTTGTATTGGTTAACAAGAGGAAAAACAGTGTCGGTAAGGGAATGAATGTTCATCTTTACAGTATTATTTTGTGTGAAATCTTTAAATTACTTAGGTGTGATTAATCAAGCTCTTCAATTTCTGGTCCTGTACCTGCTTTGGGTTCG